GTGAAAAAAGAAGAGGACTGGAAAGAGTACTGGAGAAAGAATTCACCGACAATACAAAAGATGAGAAAAGAAGCTAGAAATACAAAAATATTCGTTTTTATGTCAGTTACATTTCTTGCATTCATAATAATATTTATTGCAATTAAGAAACCGAATTTAGATATACTTGACAATAACAAGATTGTTAATAACGGAGCTATTACATTTAGGGATAATCTATTTATATCTGCTATTGAAGATATAACAGAATTATATGATGAAGATACATTAGATTACAATAAAATTGATAAAGCTATTAAACAAGTCAGTTTGATTTCAGTTAGTTCGATTTTTGAAGATTTATACATATGTACAGTTGATGAATTGGAACTCTTAAATCCAATAAACCCAATTAATAATAACTATGATGAATTAGAAAATAGAAATAATTACGCTATATTTGCAAATGGTTTTTTTGATAACCTCGAGAATGTTTTATTAGAGAATAACAAAGAATATACAAGAAAAGATAATAGAATAGAATATAAATATAGAATGAATTATTAATGTAAATAGAAGAGTAGAAGAAAGGGAACTGTATTAGCCCCCTTTTATTGGTTTACTTATTTCTAGATATGTGATTAGTTGTTCGTAGTTACTAACATTTACTTTTACATCTTTTCTATAAGTAATTCGTTTTTCCCTTTTCTTAAGAAATTCTAGTATTTCACTTTCTTGCAGAAAGTAGTATGTTTTTTTCGGTAAGTCTAAGTTTTGACTAGGATAGTAGCGCCTATATCCCTTTGTCCTTAAGGTTAAATCTTTTGTTATGTATTTAGTTATATAACTAGATGCCCTTGCGCTATCTTGTATAGGGAGTAGCCGTAGTAAATCCCAATTTGTAACTTTTAAAATTGAATATTGGTATTCCACTATCTGTAAACATTTCTTTGTTAGTGTGAGGATCAATTGCCCTAGTAAATTTTATATCACCAGTATTGGAAATAAGTCCATGAAAATGCCATGCAGGAGTAGTTTCTCCTTTTTTTAAGGTATGTAATTCTGGAACTAATAAGTATTTTAAGTTTGGTGCATACTTACGCTTTGTATTATCTAACCATTTACGTACTGCTTGTGAAACAACTTTATAATCATACCTATCAATCTTATCTTTATTAAATGTTAAGGTAATAAAGTAATCCCATTCGTTAGAGCGTGCATAATTGTATAACATTGTCTTTGACCTATTTGTACTACTAATAACAGAACGTCGTTTTCTTGCTATTATTTCATCTATACTAAGCACCTCAATATTGTCAACCTCATCAGCGAATGTGCCCCACGGTGTTTGTTGATGTATTCTTATTTTTTCATCAATCGCATCCGATTGTAGTCTTAATTTTTCACCACTCATATATTGTCGTTCTGTTACTGGAGTACCATATATTCTGTATTGAGTACCATCTAGAAACTCTATTTTTTGTAAATTATATGCCATAATTCAAAATCCCCCAATCCTAAATTATTAAATATAAAACCCTTAAAAACAAAAAAGTAGGGAGTTATGTTGTTATTGTCAAGTAAGCAATTCTTGAAACATAAAAGTAGCAAGCTACTTTTTTATGTTTTCAAGAATTACATTTCATAACTAATTGTTACTCAATATATTTGTTTCTTTAAAACCATCTTTACCAAGAGTATGTATAACCTTATATGTATCATAGCATTCCCTAATTTCTTTTTTATGAACGAAGTGATATATACCACGATACTTGTAACTCTTAACATTCCCTTCTGAATCATAAACAGGCTTATCTATACGTACAACAGTAAAACAACCCAAGAATGTAAATGGTCGATAGACTAAAGTAACTTGTTCTCTAATAGCTTTATTTACCCTTGTAAACACTTGAGCACTACAGACTATTACACGTCTATTTTTTCTATTTTGTGTGCAGACCTCTAACATTTGTGGTGGAAGTTGATTTTTACCCGACATAAACCAATTTTGTATTTCATCTATACCAACTATTACACCTTGTTTACCATTAGTATAATCAATTAACTTATGCCAAGTATCCAATTCATCATCTTGTGTATCATAGTCAAAATTCGTTACTGTTTTAGCCAAAGGGCATTTTTCTTGTAAACGTTTCATAAATTCACACATTGCAATACTTTTTCCACTACCTTGTTCGCCACAGAACATATGAATCCCTTGAAAAGGAAAATAGTTTTCCTCTTTAGTTACTAAATCAAGTGCATATCTATAAGGTAAGTCAATGAATAAACTATGTAATAAACCAGTTCGTTTAATTGTTTTACTAATTTGCTTATTTATTTTGTATCCATGTTTAACAAAATATTTTTTTACTACAAATACTGATAAAATAAGGTATAAAGTATATATCATAATTGGAATAGCAATATACCATAACATTTTACATAAACTTAACAACAAACTTGCTATAACGCTTATTATAGACAACATAATTATATCTCCTTTATTATTACAAAATAGGTAGTAACTGCCATATAGTTTTTATAACACTTACAATTATTCGGAATATCATAAGTGAAATTATTATTCCAAACATAATCAAAATTGTATTCATAGGTAATAAATAAGCAACAGAGCTAACAATACTTAAGAATGTATTAAATCCCGTTCCAAATCCTATTTCAACACTAGGTAAAAATTCAAACAATACATTTGCTAAACCAAATATAAAATCAAATAATCCATTAATTATCATATTAATCACCTTTACCTTGTTTATTATTATACTCGTCGATTTTAGCATCAGCATAAGTCATAGCAGAATAGCCAGCAATTATACCAGGCAATTTGATAAACATGCGCCATATAAATATAACCCATAATGCAGCACTCAAAATAATATCAGTAGTTGGTTTATACCTTTTAAACCAAACTAAATCCATTAATACATAATTATTAATTCCATACTTATTGCTTTCATCTAAACTACCTAGTTTTACAATTGGTGGAGCAGTACCAGTCAAGGCACTATCAAAACCTTTTACTATTTTTATAATTCCGTCAGCAAAAGAAAACTTAGTCCTTAATTGCAATACTTTAGCATCTAAATAACCATCACTTGGTACGAATAAAGATATTAGCAATTCTCTAAATCCACTTATAAGTCCTTCTATCAAACCAAGTAAAAATTCTAGAATATCACCAAGTACACTCCCTATGCCTGTTATAGCACTTATTACTCCAGTACCTAATAATTCCAATATCCATTCAAGAATATTACCAATTGATTTAAAGCCATCAACAACACCACTTAATATGTTACCGCAGATTTCACCAATCCATTCAATTAGACCAGTTAGTCCAAGAGCATTTATAATAGCACCAATACCGCTAACAATACTATCACCCAATGAAGTTAAATGTTTATTAAACCATTCAAACAATCGGTCTAACCATGAAAGGTCGTTTTCAATAGGTGGATTACCAGTTGTATCCCTATCAAGAACAGGATTAATAACTTTATCACGAATTATACTATCAGAATTATCTATAGTTCTACCATTTTCAGTATCTTTAACAGATCCCGAATTAACGTATTCCGCTAAATCGTCAACATTATCCAAAGAAGTTATAGGCGGTATTACAACTTTTTCATCTTCTTTAACCCTAACCCCGTCTTTAGGATATGGCATATATGTATCTATTGTCATACTATTCAAACAAGATATAGGCAGACTATAATATCTACTAGCTACCTCATTTACGTAACGTTCCCAATTCAAAGATGTATGATTTGGAAATGACAAATCTGAAAGCCTAATATAATCAGCATTACCAACTACCATTAATCCATTACCAACAACACTTACTCCACTTTTCCAAAATTCAAACGGATTATTCGTCATTTCAGATGATTTAATAGTTGTACCACCATAAGCATTACTATTAAACCAACAATAATTATTTACGCTTCCTAATTTCTCACCATTATACATAAAGACATCATAAAATAATTGCTTAGAATCACCTGTTAGATTTTCTTGCCTACATGTTGCAAAAAGTGGGTATTGAGAGAATGCCATTACATATCCTCTTTTATTTTCATCAATAGAAGTACTTCCATAACCACCCGCAGTAGGAAATAGGACATAATATGGGTACGTTTTAGATAGTTCCAAAACATTCATATTAGGATTATAAGCTTTAATCGATGTAAATGCAGTTTTAAGCAATTCTAATTGAATTTGATTCATTGTTTTACCAGTTAATGTATCACTATTCAAATACGACTTAAGCTTAGGATTATTTCGTATCATTTCATTCATACTATTGATGGAATTATAAGTGTCCTCTCCAACATTGCTAACTTTCATTGTATTATTATCAATAGTAATAGCACTTGATAATTCTTTTAACTGTGTTTTCGATAATGAATCTACTAGGCTCTTAGCATAACCTTGACTCAATTTATACATAGCACCAGAAGCTAATTCAAATTGATTTCCATTCTTATTAGTTACAGATATCCAATTTCCATCATTCTCATTTTTCTTTTCGTATATATCTTCCACAGCAACTCCTGAAGCAATACTTGCAAGAACAAGATAATTCACTACTTCAACACCAATTACAATAGCTATTTCAACACCAGTAGCTTGCGATTTTTTGGGATTAATAGTACCAGTAAGCATACAAATTATCAAAATCATAACAAGAATTTTATTTCTCATCCGAATACCTCACATTTTTATCCATAGATTCATCATTAAACATATAACAATCACGATTTATATAATCAGTAATATACAGAAGAACTTCAATAAATGTTATAGCGAATAGTACAAATATTAATACATAAAACATAAAATACCCCCTTTCATGTATAAAAAAAAGGAAGTAAGCTAATAGCCTACTTCCTGCCAGCTACTAAGCTGAATGTAAGACACCTTGTAAAAATGAAATAGCCTTTCTTAAGCCAATAAAACTAATCATAGCCGGCATAAGAATCGGTAGCAATTCCTTAACTTGATCCAAAACACCATTTACCATTGAAGCTGTAATTATTTCACCCAT